ATAAATAAATTAGTTTCAATATAATAAATTAGTTTTAATATAATAAATAAATTAGTTTCAATATAATAAATTAGTTTTAATATAATAAATAAATTAGTTTCAATATAATAAATTAGTTTTAATTATAATAAATAAATTAGTTTCAATATAATAAATTAGTTTTAATATAATAAATAAATTAGTTTCAATATAATAAATAAAAATTGAAATAAAATAGTTATAGTAATAATATAATGTTAATATTTAAATGCCAGTGAAGACAGATGAATTATTAATATTAGAAATTATTAAAATAAATTGTATGGAGTTAAAAAATTTATCAGATAAATATAAAAATAGTTATAATATAGTGATAGCAGTTAAAATAAATGGTTTAGTTTTAGAATATGCATCAGAGAGATTACAAAATAATAATAATATAGTAATAGAACCAGTACAAAATAATGGGTTAGCATTAAAATATGCATCAGAGAGATTACAAAATAATTATAAAGTGGTGATAATGGCAGTAAAAAATAATGGTTTAGCTTTAGAATATGCATCAACAAAGTTACAAAATAATTATTATATAGCATATGAAGCAGTAAATAATAATAGTTATAGTTTAGAATATGTATCAGAGAGTTTACAAAATAATTATAGTTTAGTATTAGAAGCGGTGAAGGGTAAAGCAGAGGTAATATTATATAGTTCAAATGAGTTATTAAATAACAAGTTATTTTTAATAGATTGTTATAAAAGTAACAAATTAATATTAGATATGGAGATAAAGTTTATAGAGTTATTTGATAATTTAGAACATGAAAAATATGATGATAATTTTATAGAAGAATATGCTAATTTATTACATTTAGTTAGTAATATTGATAATTTATGTAAATATTTATTAATAAACAATGTAAATATAATAAATAAAAATATTCATTTATATAATTATATTAAAAAAATTGAATAAATTTAAATATAAATATCTATTAATAATTATTAATAAATATGTTTAAAAGTTTTATGAAAAGTGAAGAATTATATAAAATAGGGAAATATAGTGAAGATAATAATGATATAAATAAAATGTTAAATTATTATACATTAGCTGTTCAACATAATAGTGTTAATGCAATGATAAGTTTAGGAATATATTATGAAAAAATTAATAAATTTAATGAAATGAAACATTATTATTTATTAGCTGTTGAAAATGGTGATAGTAATGGATTAACAAAATTAGGGATGTATTATCAAAAGAAAAATGATATAAATAATATGTTAAAATATTATAATTTAGAAATAGAAAAATATAGAAATATAAATGCAATGAATAATTTAGGTTGTTATTATTATTTATTAAATGATAGTGAAAATATGTTAAAATATTATAAAATGGCGATAGAAAGTAAAAATGTGAATGCAATGAATAATTTAGGTCATTATTATGATAAAATAAATAATAAAAAAAACATGTTTAAGTATTATAAAATGGCGATTAAATATAAAAGTAGTATAGCAATGTGTAATTTGGGAAATTATTACAGAAGACATCATAATGTGAAGAAAATGAGAAAATATTATTTAATGTCAATAAAATTAAATAATACAACGGCAATGATAAATTATGGTCATTATTACAAGACAATAAATAATATAAAAAATATGGAAAAATATTATATAATGGCAAGTGAGTTAAATAATATAATAGGAATAAATAATTTAGGGAATTATTATAGATCAATAAATAATATAAAAGAAATGATAAAATATTATTTGAAGGGTTGTAAATTGGGTAGTAATATTTCAATGTATAATTTAGGAGAATATTATAAATCAGTAAATGATATAGAGAATATGATAAAGTATTTATTATTGGCAATAAAAGACAAAAATATAAATGCGATATATAGTTTGGGAGATTATTACGAGTCAATATTTGATATAGAAAACATGATAAAATATTATAAAATGGGTTTAGAGATAAAATATAATAAAGAAAAATTAAATATAATAATAGATTATTAAAAAGAAAAAAATGATATAAAAAATGTGATAAGTTATTATCAATATGGATTAAAAAATAATGATTATGAATTATTATATAAATTGGGAGAATATTATAAATAAATAAATGATATAGATAATATGAATAAATATTATTTATTAGGTATAAAAAAAAATTGTACAAAAACAATGATAAAATATGGTGAATATTATAAATCAATAAATGATATTGAAAATATGATAAAATATTATATGTTAGCAATAAATAATGATGATAGTGAAGGCTATAATAAATTAGGTGAATATTATAATAGTATAAATGATATTGAAAATATGAATAAATATTTTTTATTAGCATTAGAAAAAGGAAATAAAAATGCGATGTATAATTTAGGTAAATATTATAAAAAAATTAATACTAATAATATGTTAAGATATTATATAATGGCTTGTGATAATGGACATGATAAAGCAATGTTTGAATTGGGTTATTATTATAAAATAAAAAATGATTATAGTAATATGTTAAAATATTATTTAATGGCAAGTGAATATAATAATAGTAATGCATTATTTGGATTAGGTTTATATTATGAGAAAATAAATGATATAGAAAATATGAGAAAATATTATTTATTAGCAATAAAATTAAAAAATAATTGTGCAATAAATAATTTTGGTATTTATTATGAAAAAATAAATGATATAAAAAATATGAAAAAATATTATTTAATGGGAATTAAATATAAATGTTTAAAAGCGTATTATAATTTGGGTAGTTATTATTATAAAATTAATGATATTAAAAATATGGAGAAATATTATTTTGAAATGTTTGATATTTATAATAATAATAATGATAATAATGATAATAATTATAAATATATATCAAAAGCATATTATAATTTAGGTAATTATTATAAAAATAATAATGATACTAATACAATGATTAAATATTATAATTTATCAATAAATATAAATTATGAAAGTGATGCATTAAATATATTAATAAATTATTATAATAAAATGGATAATATAGAAGAAATAGTGAAAAAATGTAATGAATATTTATTAAATATAGGTGATGAAAAACATTATATAGAGTTGATATTAAAAATAGAAAATCAAAATAAATTATATGAATATATAATAAATAGTGAATATAATGAATATTGGACATTATTATTATATACTATAATGATTTATATATATAATAATAATAAAACAGAAAATGAAGAGAAATTATTATTATTATTAACAAAAGGATTAAAATATAATGATGAAGATTTAATAACAAGTTTATATCATATATATAATCATAATATATTGAGTGTATATATATTATTTAATAAATTTAAAATAAAAAATGAAAATATTTTAAAAAATGAAGAAATTAATTATTATGAAGATCAAATAAAATTAAATAATATTTCATTAGAAGGCTGTATAATATGTTATAATACAAATACAATAATGATAAATTTTTTAAATTGTAGTCATACAATATGTTCTGAATGTTATTTAAAAAGATCAAAATGTTATTATAATTGTAGTTAAATAAAAAATATTAAATTAATATATAGATGTTAGTAAATACATTATCAAATTATTATATTATTTATAATATAATAAAAACAAATGGAATAATATTAAAGTATATATCAAAAGAATTACAAAATAATTATAATATTGTATTATTAGCAGTAAAAAATACAGGATATTCTTTAAAATATGCATCATTAGAATTAAAAGATAATTATAATATAGTATTAGAAGCAATAAAAAATAATAGTTATGCATTAGAATATGCATCAAATAGATTACAAAATAATTATAATATAATATTAGAAGCAATAAAAAATAATAATTTAATATTTAAATATTTATCAAAAAATATATATAATAATTATAATATTATATTAGAAAGTGTTAAATTTAATGGTATATTATTACAATATGCTTCATTTAAATTAAAAGATAATTATAATATAGTTTATGAAGCAGTTAAAAATAATGGTGATGCATTATGTTATGCATCAAAAAGATTAAAAAGTGATTACACCATAGTTATAGAGGCAGTAAAAAATAATGGTTATTCTTTATATTATGCATCAAAAAAGTTACAAAATAATTATAATATAGTTTTGGAAGCTGTAAAAAATAATGGTTATTCTTTATATTATGCATCAAAAAAAATACAAAAAAATTATAATATAATATTTGAATCAGTAAAAAATAATGGTTATATGTTATATTATATACCATTAAAAATGCAATATAATTATAATATAATATTAGAAGCAGTAAAAAACACATATAAAATATATAAATATATACCATTAAAATATCAAAAAAATTATAAAATAATATATGAAGGAATAAAAAAAAATTATAGAATATTAAAGTATATACCTGATGAAATAAAAAATAATAAAATATTTTTAATAAAATGTTATAAATTAAATAAGGAAATAATAAAAATAAGTAAATTTTTAGAAGAATATAATAATTTAGAAGAAAATATATATAATGATAATTATATAGAAAATAATTATGATATTTTACATTTATTAAAAAATAAAAGAGATTTATATAATTATTTATTAATAAATAAAAAATATGATATAATTTATAAAAATGAAAATATATTAAATTATATAAAAGTAAATAATAAAATAATAATATTATGTATAAATGAATTAAATATAGATAATATATATAATTTAGAAGAATTAAAAATGACATTTATTAATACATTTAAAAATTATAATTTAATATTTATATATATAAAAAATTGAATAATTATTATAATATATACACATATATGTATATATATTATAAATACACATGTTTAATAATACTTTTTCAAATTATTATTTTATGTTAAATGCTGTTTCTATAAATGGAGATATATTAAAATATGCATCTTTAACATTAAGAAATAATTATGATATAGTATTAGCATCAGTTAAAAATAATGGTTATTCATTATATTATACATCAAAAAAATTACAAAATAATTTTAATATAGCATTTGAAGCCATAAAAAATCAGTATAAAGCATTTAATTATATATCAAAAAAATTAAAAAATAATTATTATATAATATTTGAAGTAATAAAACAAGATAGTAATATGTATCATTTTATATCATATGAATTTCAAAATGATTATAATATAATATTAGAAGTAATTAAAAAAAATGGTGAAATTTTTTATTATATACCTGAAAAATTTAAAAATGAGTATAAAATAGTTTATGAAGCTGTTAAAACTTTTGGGAAAAATTATATGTATATTACAAATGATTTTAAAAATGATATTAATATTATATTAGCAGCTATTAAAAGTTATCCAGATATTATTAAATATATTCCAGATAAATATAAAAATGATTATAATATTATATTTAAATTTGTTTCTAATAATGGTTTAATATTAGCTTATGTTTCAAAAGAATTAAAAAATGATTATAATTTAGTTTTACATGCAATTAAAAATAATGGTACTAGTTTAAAATATGCTTCTAAAGAATTACGAGATAATTATAAATTAGTATTAGAAGCAATTAAAAATAATAGTTTAAGTATTACTTATGCTTCTAAAAGATTAAAATATAATAAAAATATAATATTAGAAGCAGTTAAACAGAATGGTTTATGTTTAGAATATACATCAAAAGAATTAAAAAATGATTATGAATTAGTATTAGAAGCAATTAAAAATAATAGTTTAAGTTTAGAATATGCTTCATCAAAACTAAAAAATCATAGAGAAATAATATTAGAAGCAATAAACAATAATAGTGAATGTTTTAAATATGCATCAGAAGAGTTAAGAAATGATAAAGAAATAATATTAAAAGTAATAAAAGATAAAAGTATAAATATAAAATATATAACATTAGAAAAATTAGAAGATAAAACATTTTTAATAGAATGTTATAAAATAAATAAAGAAATAAAACATTATAATGACTTTATAAAAAAATTAAGTGATATAGAAGAGAAAAATTACAAAGATATAAAATTTATAGAAGAAAATAATGAATTATTACATTTAATAGATAATACAGAGGATTTATATGATTATTTATTAAAAACCAGACAATATGAGATAATATATAAATATGAGAATATACAGGAGTATATAAAAATGAAATATAATATAATAATATTATGTATAAATGATTTAAATATAGATAATAGTTATAAATTAGAAGAATTAAAATTAGTATATAAAATAGAATTTAAAAAATATAATATAATATTTATATAATATATAATGTTTAATGATAATTTTTCAAATTCATATTTTGTATTAGAGTTATTAAAAAAAAGGCAATATATATATAAATATATATCAATTAATTTATATAATGATTATAATTTTATAATTAAAGCAATAAAATATAATACTTTAGAATTTTTAAAATATATAGATAAACAATATTATTCAGATTTTTATATAATATATAATGCAGTAAAACATAATGGTATAGCATTATGTTATGCTTCATATGAATTAAGAAATAATTATAGTATAGTAATGGAATCAACACAAAATAATCCATTAAGTTTAGAATATGTTACATATGAATTACGTAATAATTATGATATTGTATATAATGCTGTTAAAATAAATGGATTAAGTTTAAAATATGCTTCTTATGAATTATGTAATAATTATAATATAGTATTAACAGCTGTTAAAAATAATGGTAATGCATTAGAATATGCATCAAAAATATTAATATATAATTATAATATTATATTAACAGCTATATTTAATAATACAAATGCATTAAAATTTATACCAAAAAAATATCATAATGATTATTATTTAATTTCATCAGCTGTTAAGAAAAATGGTTTAGCATTATTTTATGTTTCTAATAATTTTCGTAATAATTATAATATAGTATATGAGGCTATTAAAGAAAATGGATTAGCATTAAAATATGCATCAGATATATTAAAAAATAATTATAATATAGTATTAAATGCAATAAAAAATAATGGGAATGCATTAGAATATGCATCAGATGAATTAAGAAATGATTATACAATAGTATTTGAGGCAGTAAATAATATGGGTCAATCATTAAAACATGCAACATATAATATGCGAAATAATTATAATATAGGATATTATGCGATAAAAAAAAATACAATAGCAATAAATTATGTATCATTAGAGTTATTAAATAACAAAGAATTTTTAATAGATTGTTATAAAACAGTGAAATCAAAAAAGATATTAATAAAATATAATACATTTTTAAAAAGTTTTAATAATATAGAAAATAGTAAATATAATAATAAATTTTTAGAAGAAAATGTGAATATAATACATAAAGTAAAAAGTATAAATCATTTAGTAAAGTATTTATTAAGTAATAAATTATATAATATAATATATAATAATATAAAAATAAGTAATTATATAAAAAATAAATTTAAAATATTAATATATTCATTAAATGATAATAATAATAATAATAATAATAATAATAATAATAATAATGATGAAACATTTATATTAGATGATTCATATAATGTAATATTTATTAATTGAAAAAATTGAATATTTATAAATAAAATAATATATATATAAAATATAATTTATATGATATCAAAAAGTATTATTTTATGTAAATATGCATTAGTTAATAAAGTTAATAAAGATTATAATAAAATGATTGAATTATATAAAGAAGCAATTAAATATGGTTCTACAGATGCAATGATAGAATTAGGTAATTATTATGAATCAATAAATGATTATAATAATATGCATAAATATTATTTAGAAGCATATGAAAATAATAATCATCAAGGAATAATAAAATTAAGTAAATATTATGAATCATTAGGAGAATATAATAAAATGATAGAATATTATTTAGAAGCAATAAATAATAACAGTGTAGATGCAATAATAAATTTATGTAAATATTATGAAATAATAAAGGATTATAATAATGTAATAAAGTATTATTTAATAGGAATAAATAAAAATGAAAAAGAAATAATAAAAAAATTTAATGAATGTTATGAAAATGTTAAATATAATGAAATAATAGAAAAAGAAATAAGTATAGAAATATTAATAAAAGTGTGTGATTATTATGAGTCAATAAATGATTATAAAACATTAGTTAAATATTATTTATTAAGATTAAATAAGTTTAAAGATATAGAAATATTAATAAAATTAGCAGAAAATTATGAAAAAGAAAATGATATATATAATATGAAAAAGTATTATTTAATGGGAATAATAGAATATAAAAATATAAATGCAATATTAAAGTTAGCAGAATATTATAAAAAAATAAAAGATTCTGAAAATATGTTTAGATATAATAAATTAGCATATAAATTAGGAAGTAATATAGCAATGTATAATATAGGTTGTTATTATGATGCATTAAATAATAAAAAATTATTATTAAAGTTTTATAAAAAGGCTTATAAACATGGAAATATGAATGCATTATTAAATTTAGGATATTATTATTATAAAAATAATGATATGGAAAAAATGAGAAAATATTATTTATTAGCAATAAATAATAATAATGTTACCGGAATGTATAATTTAGGAAAAATTTATGATTTATCAAAAGATTATAATAATATGATAAAATATTATTTAATGGCAATTGATTTTGGTTGTGATTCAGCAATGTTAAATTTAGGATGTTATTATTATAAAATAAAAGATTATGAAAATATGAAAAAATATTATTTAATGGCAATAGAATATAAAAATAATAATGCAATGAATCATTTAGGAATATATTTTGAAACAATAAAAGATTATGAGAATATGAAAAAGTATTATTTAATGGCAATAGAACATAAAAATATAAGTTCAATGCATAATTTAGGGAATTATTATTTATCAATAAAAGATAATGAAAACATGAAAAAATATTATTTAATGGCAATAGAAAATAAAAATATAAATTCAATGTATAATTTAGGGAATTATTATTTATCAATAAAAGATTATAAAAATATGGAAAAATATTTTTTAATGGTATTGGAATATAATAATAATAATAATGTAATGTTTAAATTAGGTTTATATTATGAAAGTAAAAAAGATTATTGTAATATGATAAAATATTATACAATGTGTTTATATAATAATAATGATAAAGGATTATGTAAAATAATAAATTATTATAAAAAATATAATAAAACAAAAGATATATTAAATATATTAAATATATATTTTGATAATTTTAATAATACAGATAATTATATAAAATGGATATTAAATATAATAAATCCATTAAATTTAAATGATATATATAATTATATAGATGATAATGATTATACTTTATTATTACATGTAATAATAATATATTATTTAGATGTTACAAATGGTGATAAAAATAAAATAATATATAATTTAAATAAAATAAATAATATAAGTGAAGATGATGCAATAAAAAAATTATCAAAATTATGTAATAATTTAAAAATATATTTATTATTTAAGAAATATAATATACAAAATTCAAAAATAGTAATAGATAATGAAATAAAATATTATGAAGAACAATTATTATTAAATAATAAATTAAAAGAAGAATGTATAATATGTTATGAGAAAGATAAAATATTTATAAAATTTCAAAAGTGTAAACATTATGTATGTCAAAATTGTTATATAGAGTGTAATAAATGTTATTATAATTGTTAAAAAAAATTGATAATTATTTGTTTAAAAGTATTATTATTATATTATATGAATAATAATAATGTTTTTATTTACATTTTCAGATATTTACAGTGTAATAAATTTATTAAAATTAAATATTGAAATATATAATTATATATCAGTTAAATTGTATAAAAATTATAATTTTGTATTAAAAGCAGTAAATTATAATAGTTATAATATATTAAAACATTCAAAAGATTTTTATAATGATTATAATATAATGTTTTGTGCTGTTAATCAAAATGGTGCATCTATATGTTATGCATCACCTATATTATGTGATAATTATATTATAATATTAACAGCAATAAGAAATTATCCAAATGCAATATTATATGCTTCAAAACGTTTATGTGATGATTATTATATAATTAATGAAATAATAATAAATAATGGTTTATTATTAAAATATGCATCACCAAGATTATGTGATAATTATAATATTGTATTAAATGCAGTTAAAAATAATGGTTGTTCAATATATTATACATCAAATAAAATAAAAAATGATAGTACAATAGTATATACAGCAATAAAAAATAATGGTTTAGCTTTACAATATTTAAATGAAAAATTTCGTAATGAATATAGATTAGTAATTGAAGCAATAAATAATAATCCATTTTCCTTAAAATATGTATCAGACAATTTAAGAAATGATTTTAATGTAGTATATAAAGCGGTATCATTAAATGGTTTATCTTTAGAATATGCATCAGAAGAATTAAAAGATAATTATAATATAGTATTAAAGTCAATAGTGAACAATGGGTATTCAATAAAATATGCATCAGAAAAGTTAAAAAATAATTATAAAATTTGTTATAATGCGGTATATAATAATATAAATTCAATAAATTTTATATCACAAGAATTATTAAATAATAAGATATTTTTAATAAATTGTTATAAAAAAGTGAATATGCATTCAAAAAAAGCAATAGTAAAGATGGTAACATTTTTAAAACATTATAATAATATAGAAAACAATATATATAATGATAAATTTATAGAAGATAATTATGAGATATTACATTTAGTAGTAAATAAAAAAAAGTTAATACAACATTTATTATTAAATAAGAAATATAATTTAATATATAACAATGAAGAACTATGTAATTATGTAAAAAATAATTATAAAATTATAATAATATCATTAAATGATATTAATAGTAGTAATGATTTAAATATATATATAGATAGTAATATTAATAATTACAAAATAATATTATTTTAATTTTTTTTATTAATAATTATAATGTCAAAAAGTGAAAAATTGTTAAATATAGCATTATTTAATAAATCAAATAATGATATTGAAAAAATGTTAAATTATTTAAATTTAGCAATAGAACATAATAATATTAATGCAATGTATGAATTAGGTAATTATTATAAATCAAAAAGTGATTATACAAATATGATAAATTATTATAAAATGGCAATAGAAAATAATCATTCAGAATCAATGTATGAATTAGGTTTATATTATTCTTTTATAAATGATATTGAAAATATGATAAAATATTATATAATGGGAAGTCAAAATGGTTCAATAAATGCAACATATAAATTAGGATCATATTATAAAAAAATAAATTATATAGAAAACATGAAAAAATATTATTTAATAGCATGTGAAGGAGGATTAGTAAATGCAATGAATAATTATGCATTATATTTAAAATCAATAAATGATATAGAAAATATGAAAATTTATTTTTTAATGGCAATAGAAAGGAAATTTAATATATCAATGTATAATTTAGCATTGTATTATAAATCAATAAATGATATAGAAAATATGAAGAAATATTTATTATTAGCAATAGAATATAAACATAGTAATTCAATGAATATATTAGGTTTATATTATAAATCAATAAATGATATACAAAATATGAAGAAATATTTATTAATGGCAATAGAACATAAAAATAATTGTGCAATGAATAATTTAGGATATTATTATAAATCAATAAATGATAATGAGAATATGAAAAAATATTATTTAATGGCAATAGAAAATAATAATACTTCAGCAATGAATAATTTAGGATATTATTATAAATCAATAAATGATATAGAAAATATGAAAAAATATTATTTAATGGCAGCTATAAATAATAATACAAATGGATTAGTAAGTATAGGAACATATTATTATACAATAAGTAAATTTGAAATAATGAAAAAATATTATTTAATGGCAATAAAAAAAGGAAATAGTAATGCAATGAATAGTTTAGGTTGTTATTATAAATATGAAAATAATATAATAAATATGAAAAAATATTTTGATATGGCAATAAAACATAATAATTTATATGCAATAAATAATACGGGGCTATATTATAAATCAATAAATGATATAGTAAATATGAAGAAATATTTTATAATGGGGACGGAAAAAGGGAATGATAGTTCAATGTATAATTTAGGTATATATTATAAATCAATAAATGATATAGAAAATATGAAGAAATATTTTTTAATGGCTATAAAACATAATAATATAGATGCATTAAATTGTTTAGGTATATATTATAAATCAATAAATGATACTGAAAATATGAAGAAATATTTTTTAATGGCAAGTGAATTAGGAAGTTCAATAGCAATGAATATATTAGGTTTATATTATAATAATATAAAAGATACTGAAAATATGTTAAAATATTTTAATATGGCAATAAAATTAAATAATAGTAATGCAATGAATAATTTAGCTTGTTATTATTATAAAAATAATAATTATGATTTAGTAAAAAAATATTTATTAATGTCAATAGAGTTAAAAAATAGTAATGCAATGACAAATTATGCACGTTATTTTAAATCAATAAATGATAATGAAAACATGTTAAAATATTTATTAATGGCAATAGATAATAAAAATATAGCTGCTATGAATAATTTAGGATTACATTATAAGTCAATAAATGATATAGAAAACATGAAAAAGTATTTATTAATGGGAATAGAAAATAAGAATTATATATCAATGAATAATTTAGGTTTATATTATTATGAAATAAAAGATTATGAAAACATGAAAAAATATTTATTAATGGCAATTGAAGGTGAAAATGTAAATGCAATGACAAATTTAGGGATTTATTATTCAGAAATAAATGATATAGAAAATATGACAAAATATTTTTTAATGGGAATTAAATATAAAAGTAAAGCTTCATTAGATAATATAATAAATTATTATAAAAAAATAAATGATAAAGAAAATTATAATAAATATTTATTATTAAAAAAATTGAGAAACTATTAGTTTATTAAATAAAAAATAATAATAAGTAAATATGGGGAATAAAGATTTTGGAATAAAATTTTTAAAATTAACTTTAAAATATAAAAAAAAAAAAGATTTTCCAAATATGATAAAATATTTTTTAATATCTGCATTAGATTATAATAATGATGATGCATTAATTAATTTAGGTTTATATTATGATTATATTGAAGATTATGAAAATATGATAAAATATTATTTAATAGCAATAGAAAATAATAATACTGAATCAATGGTATTATTAGCATCTTATTATGAAAAAATATTATTTAATGTCAATAGAAAATAATAATAAAGAGGGTATGCATAATTTAGGTTTTTATTATCATTCAATAAATGATATAGAAAATATGACAAAATATTATTTAATGTCAATAAAAAATAATAATAGTAATTCAATGTTTAATTTGGGTAAATATTATCGTGATATAAATGATACTGAAAATATGATAAAATATTATACAATGGCTATAAAACATGGACATTGTGCAGCAATAAATAATATGGGTGCATATTATGATAGTATAAATGATATTAAAAATACAATAAAATATTTTATGATGGGAGTAAATTTAAATGATATTTCATGTATAGGAAATTACTATTATAAAATTAATGATATAGATAATATGAAAAAATATTTTTTATTAGCTATTGATAAAAATTGTAGTAATGCAATGTTATATATGGGTATTTATTATGATAAAATAAATGATATAGATAATATGAAAAAATATTATTTAATGGCAATAGAAAACAAAAATGTTTTAGGAATGTATAATTTAGCTTTATATTATGAAAAAATAAATAATATAAATGAAATGATAAAATATCATAAAATGGCAATAAAATATAATAATAAAGAATCATTATGTGTATTAATTGAATATTATAATAAAAATAATGATATTGAAAACATATTAGATATATTAATTAGTTATAATAATAATAATAATAATAATGAATATAAATTGTGTTTAAATACATTAAAATGTATAAATAATATAAAATTTAATATAATATATGAATATTATAAAAAAAATAATAATATATTATTTAAATAAATTAAATATAAATATTAATGATAATAAATTATATAAAAGTATATTACAAGAATATAAAAATTATGATAATAATAAATTAATAGAATATTTAAATATATTATTTGATAATAAAATTATAATGACAAATATATTATATATTATGAAAAACTAATAAAATTAAATATATATATAAAAAATTGAAAAATTAATTTATTAGTTATTATTAATATAATAAATTAATTAAAATGTTTCTAAATACTAAAACTATTATTAAAAAAGCCTTGATTTATAAAAAAGATAAACAATTTAGTAAAATGATTAGTTATTATTTATTAGCTGTAAAACATAATAATATTGATGCATTATGTGAATTAGGTGATCATTTTATGGAAATAAATAGTAAAAAACAAATGATAAAATATTTATTATTAGCAATTAAGAAGAATTCAATGAAAGCAATGTATATGATGGGTAAATATTATGAAAATCATTATCATGATAAACAAATGATAAAGTATTATAAAATGGCAGCGGAAAATAATTGTTGTGAATCAATGTTAAGATTAATAAATTATTATAGTGCAGAAGATGTAGATGAAGTTAAAAAAATTAGAAAATATTTATTAAAAATGATAAAGTTAAATGATACTGATATATTAAAAGATTTAGAAAACAAACAAATATTTTGTGATGGCCTTATTAAAATTAGTGATGAATATGAACGAACAAATGAAATTAATAAGTTTGAAAAGTATATTTTAATAGCAATAGAGTTAAATTATACTCCTGCAATGATTAGATTAAGTTATTATTATGAAAAAGTGAAACAGTTTGATAAAATGGTATATTATTTAGACATGGCCGGTAATTTGAAAGATGGAGAAGCATTATATTTATTAGGTTCATATTATGAAAAAAATGTAGATATAAATAAAATGTTAGAATATTATATAAAAGCAGTTGATAATGAAAACACCAGAGCAATGACAGCATTAGGATTATATTATGAATCAATAGGTGATATACCAAACATGAAAAAGTATTATGAAATAGGAATAAATAATAATGATATTTATTCAATGTATAATTATGGGAATTATTATATAAATAATAATGATTATGATAATGCACAACAAATTTTTGAGAAAATAGTTGAAAATTTAGTTAATTTGGACATTGAAGATCGTTTAATGATAAGTAAAATATATTATTTTTTAGGTATTTATTATAAAGGTAAAAATGAAACAACTAAAATGGTATTATATTTTAAAAAGAGTTTAGACTATTATGATAGTAATGCGAAATATATATTATTAAATTATTATAGAAGTATTAAAGATATTACAAATATGTTAAATGTGTGTAGTTGTTATTCACTAGATTATCGTGCGGTAACATCTATAATAAATATGAAAAAGTATTTTAATGAGTTTTTAGGATATAAAAAGAGTCCAAGGAATTTGTTATTACATTCAGTATTAATCTATGTAATAGAAAAATATTATAATAATGATAATAGTAAACACTCAGAATTATCAAGATTATTAAATGAAGGTTATAATGTTTATAAAAAAAGTTTAGTAAGTGAATTATATAAATTATATAATAATAATACTATAAAAGTATATAATTTATTTGAGAATCATGGGATAATAATAGAAATAGAAAGAAATAATAAAACACTAAATTATTATGTTGAACAAAAAAGATTAAATAATATTATGGAAAATTGTTTAATATGTTATAATAACAATGTAATAAAAATTAAATTTAAAACATGTACACATAGTGTTTGTTCAGAATGTTATGTAAATGTGAATAAGTGTTATTTTAGATGTAAATAAGAAATAAACAGAGTATTATTATTATTATAAATAATTTGAAATATAAAGTTTTTTTTAATAATAATTTGTAATTTATTAATTTTAATAAATTGTTTATTATACCATAAAAATAATCTATTAATAAAATAGTCAAGAGATTTATTAGAAGGACTAATATTATATAATTTAAAAAAATATAATTTCCAGAATATTTTATTAAAATTAAGTTCATTAAATTTTAAAATAAGATTATTATTATTAGTATTAGAAATTATATTATCAACATAAATATTAATAAATTGATATAAATTTTCAAGAGTTGTAGATATATTAAAAATACCATTAATAATATTATTATTCCATTTATTTAAAGTTGGTATAATATTATTTCTAATCTGTCCTCTTTGAGACCATTTTGGTGTACTATTTTTAAGATAGGGTATATTATTTTCTTGAGCATAAATATAAATATCATTTTTAGAAATATTAATTAATGGTCTAATAAAAGTAATATTATCAATATAAGATATATTAGTCATACCTTTTAAATTTTCATATTTAGTATTATAAGAAATATTAGTTAAAATATTTTCAAAACAATCATCTTTATTATGTCCTAAAATTACAATAGGATTAGAAGAAAATGATTTATAACAATTATATCTAATTTTTTTAGTATATTCTTCATATATTTCACGTAAATCATGAGATTTATAAAAATTTCTATTAACTTCATCAATATCACGTACATATAATTTAATATTATATTTATAACAATAATAAGCAATAAATCTAGTTTCATCATTTGATTCAATACGATTATTATAATTAATATGTATACAAATCCAATTAATTTGTGGATATAATAATATACAATTATGTAAACAAACCATAGAATCAACACCACCGGAAAGACTAATAATAGCTTGATTAATATTATTATTATTAAATTGAAAATTAAAGATAGGATTATTAAAAATAGTATTATTAGAAGGTATAAAGTCTAAAATATAATTATTATAAAAATAACTAATTCTTTGATTTAAATTTTCAATATAATTAGAATTTTTTAATGTAGCAATAATAAATTTTTTTAAAAGAAAATTATAATTATTTTTAATATATTTATATGGAAATTGTTTAATAACAAATATAATATTATTTTTAATATTAGTATGACGTAATGGTAACATAAAAAAAATCCAATCAATATTAGTTAAATTATTAATAAAAATTTGATTATATTTATAATGATTAATAATATCTAATGCTTTAATTAAAAAATATTGAATTATATGATTAGACATTGTATTTCTAAATATATGTCTTGGTAATTGATCATATAAAATAATAAATTTAATGGGATGTTCTAAATTTAAATCATAATTTAATAAATGTTCATATTTTAAAGTTAAATAATTATCAATATCATTAGAACAATTAAACCAATATATTTCATTAGATATCCAATCATTATAAAATTCATCCATTATAAACTATTTTATAATTTAAAATTAATCTTTATATAATTTTGTATAAAAAGTATCTAATTCGGAAATAAATTTAGTTTTATTATCATGATTTTTATTAATAGAATTAAGTTTAGATAATAAATTATCACAAACTTTAATTTTAAAGTGTTCAATAATATATAATAATTTAATTAATAATTTTTCATTAGTATAATTAATAGGAATAAAATTAATATTAATATCATAAATAATATTTAGTTTTTTATATTTTATAATAATATAAATAATATTAAAAATTAGACAAATATTATTTTTATAAATAAAACCATTAAAATTAAGTATTTTTGATATTAAAGATATAATAATTTTATGAAAATCTAAGGATAATAACATATATTTAGAAATAATAGAAAGAAATGAATTAAAATTAAAATTAATAAAATTAAAAGAATAAATATTAGGTATAGAATTTAATTCATCAAATGTTTTATTAGAATAAATATTAAATAAATAATTAAAAACTGAATTATGTGTTTCATTATAATAAGATAATGCATAATATATAGATGGTTCGGAGTTAAGTAATAAAAAGTTAAAATTATATTTTTCTAAATAATTAATAATACAAATATTATCATTATGAATAGAATATTTAAATAATAATTTATTAATAAAAGAAATATTATTATTATTAATATTTTTATAAATATATTCTAAAATATTTAATTTATTTTCAATACATATATATTCAATAATTTCATTATATTGTTTATCTTCTAATTTATCTTTAACTCTTAAAAATAAAATATTAAATAAATCAATATTACACATTGTTTTTTTTAAAATAACAGTAGTTATAGTGGTATTATGTTCTAATAATTTATCAACATAATATTTATTAGTATAATTTCTAGCATTAATATAATATTCAATAGCAATATGTAAAGGATTAATATAATATGAAGAACTATTTAAAATAGTAAGATTATTATTTGTTAATAATAAATCAAAACATTCTTTTGATCTATATTTAACAGCAATATATAATAATGAAATATTATTTTTATTTAAAACATTATAATTAAATTTTTTATCACAATTCATTAATATTGTTAAATCTTCAAAATTATTGTTTTCTATAATTTGAAATATCTGAACTATTGTAATCATATAATAATATAATAATATTATTATATGATTTATTTTTAAATTTCTTCTTCAGTATCATCATCTTCGTTTGTATTTTGATTTGATTTTATTAGTTCACCTATTTTCTCTAAATTATCTAATTTAGGAATTACTGAATTATTTAAATTATTTAAATTATTTAAATTATTTAAATTATTTAATTCATTAGAAACATCTACATCGCCTATTTCTTTTGATAATAATTTAAAATATTTAATATATGGATGATTAGAAGGTATTTTTTTTACTAATGGATTTTTTAATGCCATAGCAACTATAACTTTATATTTTTCAGGATTATTTAAAACTTCACTTGGAGATGGTATTGGTAAATTACTTCCTAATTTTTTTAATTTTGTATATTCATTAAATATTTCTGAAGGTACATTATCTTTATTTACAATATTTAATCTTTTTTCTTTAATTTGTTTAATTATAGATTTAATTTTAATTGTATTTTCTTTAATATTTTCAACTTCTTTTATTTTATTAATTTTAAACTTAATAATTGATTCAGTTTGTTCAATGATTTCAAAAATATAATTAGGTTTTAAATATTTAAAACTTAATGTAGATAAAATATATTCTTTATTTAGTTTAATATATTTTTTAAAACTATCAATACCTGATTTAGATAAAAAATGTTGTTTATCATTTTCATCAATATAAACTTGTATCAATTGATTATTCATTAATTAAATAATTTAATAAATCTTTAAAACATTATAAATAATCTAATAAATAATAATGAATTATGATTTAATAATAATAGGTGGTGGACCAAGTGGATTAGCATTTGCACATTGTTGTTCTAATTTAAATTTAAAAATATTAATAATAGATAGAGAAAAAACATTAGGAGGTTGTCATAGAGTAAGACGTGAAATAATAAATAATGAAAATATATTTACAGAACATGGTCCAAGAATGTATTTTAATAATTTTGTAAATTTTAAAATGTTATTAGATGAAATGAATATAAATTTTAATGAAATATTTATAAAATCAAATGAACAAATATCAGATATAATAAAAGAAAATATATTAATATTTAATTATAAAGAAATTATAATATTAACATATTATTATTTATTATTTTTAATAAATAATAATTATGGAAAAAATATTAATATGAATGAATTAATAAATAAACATAATTTTACAAATAAATCAAAAAAATTTATAGAAAATTTATGTATAGTTACTGATGGTGCAACAAGTGATAAATATTCATTAAATTTATTTTTAGAATTAATAAATCAAAATATATTTTATAATGTTTATTATCCTCGTTTTCCAAATGATGAAAAATTATTTAAATTATGGGAAAATTATTTAAAAAATAAAAATATAGATTTTTTATTAAATACAGAAGTAACAGAAATAATACAAAATAATAATAATATAGATTATATAATATGTAATAATAATAATAAAATATATGGAAAAAAATTTATATTAGCAATACCACCATATAATTTAATTAAAATATTAAATAATTCTAATGATTTAATTATTAAAAATTCTTTTGGTAATATTAATGAATTAAATAAATGGATGAATAATAGTAAATATATTACATATATATCAATAATTTTCCATTGGGATAAAAAAATAAATTTATTAAGTAAAACACATTTACCATTTAGTAATTGGGGTATTATACATGCTGTATTATCAAATTATATGACTTTTAAAGAAAATAATTCTAAAACAGTTATTAGTTGTGCTATTTCAATATTAAATATAAAAGGTGAATTAATAAATAAAAAACCTAATGAATGTACTAAAGATGAATTAGTAAAAGAAGTATTGTTTCAATTATCAAAATTATATAATAATTTATTAAATCCATCAATATCATTAGTATCATCTGGAAATTATAATATTGATAATAAATGGGAAGATAAAGATACTGCATTTATATTAACATCAAATTCAAGTTATATATCATATAAAGGAAATATAAAAAATTTATATTTAATAGGATCACATACTGGGAAATCAAATTATAAATTTACAACTATTGAAAAAGCAGTTTCTAATAGTATAAATATCGCATTATTATTATATCCTGAATTAAATAAAAAATATAATATTAAAAAATTTTTAGAGTTAAATATTATATTATATATTATTATTATAATTTTAATATTAAAATTAATAAAAAATTGAAATTTTAATTATTAGTATATTATAATTACTGAAATTATAACAAATGAGTCTAATAATCAGAAGTAATAGTACTACTAATAATAAATCTATTACAGTATCTGATAGTATTATTAGATATTTTTATTCAATTATTGATAAACCTATTAAATCTATTAGAGATAGAAGTAAAGGAATCAATTTAAATGGTTTCAAGTTAGATAATAAAAAATTAACTTCAAATTTTTATGAACTAAAATTTATTAGTAATCAAAATGAAATAATAATCACCGGTGTATTTCATTTTAATAATAATTATATTGAGTGTAATAATCCATTGAAACTAAGGCAGAAACCTACATTAGAACAATTAACACAAAAAACACAAAAAGATCAAGCATTTGAAAGATTATTAGAATCATTATTATTATCAGGACGTCCAATGTTAGGTTATTGTCCAGAGGGTTCAATTAGTAATGTAATATAAATATTTATTTGTTTTAAAAAGATTAGTAATTTTTTTAATATTAAAAAAGTTATCAATAATAATAATTTTACCATTAATTTTGTTAATAAGTTCTAAAGATAATGATAAAATAAGAAGATAATTATCATATTGAATAATATTATTAATAATAATAATATTATATGTTTTATTTAAATATACTTTTTTAATTAAAAAATTTGTAATATTAGTAAATAAATAAATTCTATTATTATTATCTAAATTAAATATAAAATTATGATATTTTTCTATATCATTAAATAAATCTAAACATGTAATATTAGATTTTATATTAGTTATAATATTATTTAATAACCATAATGTTAATTCACCTTCATTACATCCAATTTCTAATAATTCATAATTAGGAAGATCTATATATTCATTTAATTGTTTTTTTAGTTCAAAGAAAATATTATTATTAATATAATCAGTAAAAATATATAATTGTTTATTAATAAGATTATTATGAAATTCAATAATAATATTATCTAAATTAGAGTTAATATAATTTGATGGTTCTAATTTAGTTAAATCATAAAAAACAATACCATTTTTAATACAATTTCTAATAAATTTATTAGAATAATTTTTATTATTAATTTCTTGATGTGCTCCATTTAATAATTTAAGTTTAATATTTTTTAATGTTAAAAATGAACAAAAATGCCAACCCAAATTATTGTTATTAATAAAATTAAAGTCAGAAATATTAGTTTGTGTTCTAATTAAACTTAAATTTATATTATTATTATTATTAACATAATTATTATTAATACAAAACACTTTTAACCATAAGTCATTAGATTTATAATTTAAATTATAATAAAAAATGTTTAAATTAATAAATAAAATATTATCTAAATAATTATAATTATTTTTTAATTCAATACATAAATTTTTATTAACTATTTCATCACAATCGCATACAAATAATATATATTCTTCATTAATGTTTTTTTTTAAATAATCAATAACAATATTTCTATTAAAATATTCTTTAAACCAATTATTAATACATTTATCATCATTATAATATTGATAATACCATGAAGAATTAAAAGTGTTATCATTTTTTTCAGGATAGTTATTAATTTTAATATAAATAATTTTATCTAAATAGTAAGTAAAATTATCTATATATTTTTCAAAATAAAAGAATTTTTTTTTAAATCCAGTATTAGTATATATACATTCAGTAATAATAAAAATATCAATAGTGTCATATAAATATTTTAATCTTAATTCTAATATAGGTTCGCCATTATATGTAATACTATCAATTATTAACATTTATAATATTATAAATTTATTTTTTAATTAGTTTTAATAACCATACATTTCTTCAAGATAATCAAAGTTATTATTTAATAAATATTTATTAATTCTTGAAGGTTTCATAATTTCTTTAATTAAATCTTCTTCAATATATTTATTATTTTCTTTCATAACATGATAATCTAGTTTAAATATAGAAGGATTACTAGAAATACAGAACCAATTAATTTTATGTTTATTTTTTTTTAATAAGTAAATGGCCCCGGAATTCATGGATAACATATTCCAATTAATAAAATTAATATTATTTTCTAATATTGAAATAGCATTAATATTATTAGATAATAATACCCAATTTATTTTATCCAGATTATTTTTTAATAAGTTAATAGCATTAATATTTTCACATAAAAAATACCAATTAATTTTATCTAAATTTTTTTTTAAAAGTGAAATAGCATTTGGATTAGCAGATAAAAAATCCCAATCAATATTATTTAAATTATTATTTAAAATATTAATAGCATTAGAATTAATTGATAAATAAGACCAATTAATTTTATCAATTTCATTAATTAATAATGAAATACCATTAACATTTTTAGATAACATACCCCAATGTATTTTATTCGGATTATTTTTAAGTATTTCAATGGCATTTTCATTTTTAGATAAATTATACCAACATATTTTATCTAAATTATTTTTAAGTAATTCAATAGCATTAATATTAGAAGATAAATTATGCCAACATATTTTATTAAAGTTATTTTTAAGTAATTCTATTGCATTAGGATTAAATGATAATTCATTCCAATTTATTTTATGAGTATTTTGTTCTAATATTTCAATTGCATTAGGATTAGAAGATAATCTATACCAATTAATTTTATTTTTATTTTCTTTTAATAAATCTATAGCATTAGGATTACTAGATAAATTATTCCAATCTAATTTATCTTTATCAATCCATCTTCTTAATTTAAAAATAGGTTTATTTAAACTCATTTTAAATATTATAATATTATAATAAAAATAAAAATAATATTAAATTTTTTAATTATATAAAAAAATTGATAAATTAAGTTTTTAATAGAATATTAAGTTAATTATAATAAACAAAAAATGAGTGTAAATAAATCTAGTATGAAATTAGTAAGTTGGATTGATAAAGATAAATTAAATTGGGATAATTTATCATATAACTATAATGCAATAGATTTATTAAAAGAAAATAAAGATAAAATTAATTGGAATGTTTTATCAGAAAATAAAAATGCAATAGAATTATTAAATGAAAATGAATTTAAAATAAATAGACGAAGTTTATTACATAATAAAAATGGAATAGAACTAATAAAAAAAAATTTAAATAATAAAACTAATTGGAAAGTATTATCATTAAATAAAAATGGAATAGATATATTAAAAGAAAATTATGATAAAATAGATTGGTATTATTTATCATTTAATGTAAATGCAATAGATTTATTAAAAACAAATTTAGATAAAATTAATTGGTCAGGATTATCATTAAATAAAAATGCAATTAATATATTAGAAGAAAATTATGATAAAATAGATTGGAAAAAATTATCATTTAATAAAAATGCAATTAAAATATTAGAAAAAAATCCAGATAAAATAGATTGGAATTTATTATCATATAATACAAATGCTATTAAAATTTTAGAAGAAAATTTAGATAAAATAAATTGGAATCATTTAAGTGATAATTATAATGCAATTAATATATTAAAAAAAAATATAAATAAAATTAATTGGTCAATTTTATCAGGAAATAAAAATGCTATAGAATTATTAAAAGATAATCAAGATAAAATAGATTGGGATAATATAAGTTATAATCCAAATATATTTGAGTTAGTAGAATAAAAAGTTGAAAAATTTAATTTATAAGTTAAAAAATTTATAGATTATAATAAATGAGTTTAAATAAACCTATTTTAAAATTAAGAGATTGGATAGATATAAATAAATTAAATTGGTCATATTTATCATATAATGAAAATGCAATAGAATTATTAGAAAATAATTTAGATAAAATAGATTGGAATTATTTATCATGTAATCCTAATGCAATAGAAATATTAAAAAAAAATTTAGATAAAATAAATTGGTATTATTTGTCAGGAAATAAAAATGCAATAGAAATATTAGAACAAAATATGAATAAAATTAATTGGAAAATGTTATCATATAATACAAATGCAATAAAATTATTAGAAAAAAATTTAAATAAAATTAATTGGTATAATTTATCAGAAAATAAAAATGCAATAAAAATATTAGAATATAATCAAGATAAAATTAATTGGGATAAATTTTGTTATAATTTAAATGGAATTAGTATATTAAAACATAAACAAAATAAAATTAATTGGTTAAATTTATCATATAATAAAAATGCAATAGAATTATTAAAAGAAAATCCAGATAAAATTAATTGGGACACATTATCATTAAATAAAAATGCAATAGAAATATTAAAAGAAAATATAAATAAAATTAATTGGTGTAATTTATCATTAAATAAAAATGCAATAGAATTATTAAAAGAAAATCAAAATAAAATTAATTGGATTATAATATCAAAAAATCCAGGAATATTTAAATTAGATTATAATAAAATGAAAGAAAATAATATTAAAATATATGAAGAATTAGTAGAAAAAGTTATGAAACCATCAAGAATTAATAAATATTTAATAGATTATAATTATGATTATTTAGAAGAAATGTATGGGTTTTAAAATTTAATTTATAAATTATAATAAATGAGTTTAAATAAACCTATTTGGAAATTAAAAGAATGGATAGATATAAATAAATTAGATTGGGATTATTTATCTACAAATATAAATGCTATATATTTATTAAAAAAAAATTTAAATAAAATAAATTGGAATTGTTTATCTGTTAATATAAATGGTATAGAAATATTAAAAAATAATCAAGATAAAATTGATTGGTTTTATTTATCAAAAAATATAAATGCAATAGAAATATTAGAATTAAATGAAAAAAAAATAGATTGGATAAATTTATCATTAAATAAAAATGCAATAGAATTATTAAAAAATAATCAAGATAAAATTGATTGGTTTTATTTATCAAAAAATATAAATGCAATAGAAATATTAGAATTAAATGAAAAAAAAATAGATTGGATAAATTTATCAGAAAATATTAATGGAATAAAAATATTAGAAAAAAATATAGATAAAATAAATTGGTGTAAATTATCATTAAATGAAAATGCAATAGAATTATTAAAAAAAAATCAAGATAAAATTAATTGGGATAATTTATCATTAAATAAAAATGCAATAAAAATATTAAAACAAAATTTAAATAAAATTAATTGGGATAATTTATCATTAAATCATAATGCTATTGATATATTAAAAAATAATCAAGATAAAATAAATTGGAAATATTTTAGTTATAATCCTAATATATTTGAATTAGATTATAATAAAATGAAAGAAAATAATATAAAAATATATGAAGAATTAATAGAACAAGTTATGATACCAGCACGAATTAATAAATATTTAATGAATTATGACTATGATTATTTAGAAGAAATGTATGATTATGATTATTAAAAATTAAAGATAATTATTTATAAATTTATTAGTTATATAAAATAAAATGAGTTTAAATAAACCAGTTTGGAAATTAAGAGAATGGATAGATAAAGATAAATTAGATTGGGACTATTTATCTGCAAATAAAAATGCTATATATTTATTAAAAGAAAATTTAAGTAAAGTAAATTGGAATTGTTTATCAATAAATAAAAATGCAATAGAAATATTAGTAAATAATTTAAATAATATTAATTGGTATTGTTTATCATATAACTCTAATGCTATTAAATTATTAAAACAAAATATAAATAAAATTAATTGGATAAATTTATCATTAAATAAAAATGCATTAGAAATATTAGAACAAAATATAAATAAAATTAATTGGATAAATTTATCATTAAATAAAAATGCAATAAAATTATTAAAAAAAAATAAAGATAAAATTAATTGGTGTTGTTTATCAAAAAATATAAATGTAATAAATATATTAGAAGAAAATATAAATAAAATAGATTGGTTAAATTTATCAGAAAATATTAATGCAATAAATATATTAGAAAAAAATATAGATAAAAATAATTGGAGTAAATTATCAATAAATAAAAATGCAATAAAAATATTAGAAAAAAATATAGATAAAATTAATTGGAGTTTATTATCATTGAATCCTAATGCAATAAAAATATTAGAAAAAAATATAGATAAAATTAATTGGAATAATTTATCAGGTAATCCTAATGCAATAAAAATATTAGAAAAAAATATAGATAAAATTAATTGGGATAATTTATCATATAATATTAATGCAATAAAAATATTAGAAAAAAATATAGATAAAATTAATTGGAGTAATTTTAGTTGTAATCCTAATATATTTGAATTAGATTATAATAAAATGAAAACAAATAACATTCAAATATATGAAGAATTAATAGAACAAGTTATGAAACCATCTAGGATTAATAAATATTTAATGGATTATAATTATGATTATTTAGAAGAAATGTTTGGTTAATAAAAATTGAAGATATTTATTTATAAATTTATAAATTTATTTGTTATATTAAAATAAATGAGTTTAAATAAACCAGTATTTAGACTAAGAGAGTGGATAGATATAAATAAATTAGATTGGGATTATTTATCAGGAGAAGAAATAGCAATAGATATATTAAAAGATAATTTAGATAAAATAAATTGGAAACATTTATCATTTAATATAAATGCAATAGAATTAATAGAAAAAAATTTAGATAAAATAGATTGGAATAATTTATCATGTAATATAAATGCAATAAAAATATTAGAACAAAATATAGATAAAATAGATTGGGATTCATTATCATATAATTATAATGCAATTAAAATATTAGAACAAAATATAGATAAAATTAATTGGGATAATTTATGTTATAATATAAATGCAGTTAAAATATTAGAAAAAAACTTGGATAAAATTAATTGGGGTGTGTTATCATGTAATGAAAATGCAATAAATATATTAAAAGCAAATTTAAATAAAATAAATTGGAGTTTATTGTCATATAATATAAATGCAATAGAGTTATTAGAACAAAATATAGATAAAATAAATTGGGATAATTTATCAAGTAATATTAATGCTATTGATATATTAAAAAAATATCCAGACAAAATAAATTGGAAAATATTATCATCTAATGAAAATGCAATTAGTATATTAAAAACAAATTTAGATAAAATTGATTGGCGGTGTTTATCATATAATTCAAATGCCATAGAACTATTAAAAACAAATCCAGATAAAATTTTTTGGTGTAAATTATCTTCTAATATTAATGCAATAGAAATATTAAAAAAAAATATAGATAAAATTAATTGGTCTATATTATCATATAATCCTAATGCAATTGAAATTTTAAAAGAAAATAAAGATAAAATTAATTGGAGGAAATTATTAGAAAATGAAAATGCAATAGAAATATTAAAAAATAATCAAGAAAAAATTAATTGGATATATTTTTGTTATAATCCAGGAATATTTGAATTAGATTATAATAAAATGAAAGAAAATAATATTAAAATATATGAAGAATTAATAGAACAAGTTATGAAACCATCCAGAATTAATAAATATTTAATGGATTATAATTATAATTATTTTGAAGAAATGTTTGATTATTAAAAAAAGTTGAAAAAATTTATTTATATTAAAATAAAATGAGTTTAAATAAACCAGTATTTAGACTAAGAGAGAGGATAGATATAAATAAATTAGAGTGGGATTATTTATCAGGAGAAGAAAAAGCAGTAGATATATTAAAAGATAATTTAAATAAAATACATTTGGATTGTTTATCAGAAAATATAAATGCAATTAAAATATTAGAACAAAATTTAGATAAAATAAATTGGAAATTTTTATCATTAAATATAAATGCAATTAAAATATTAGAACAAAATTTAGATAAAATTGAATGGTGGCATTTATCAAGAAATCCAAATGCAATTAAAATATTAGAACAAAATTTAGATAAAGTTCAGTGGGATTCTTTATCATATAATATTAATGCAATAAAAATATTAGAACAAAATATAGATAAAATAAATTGGAAAATTTTATCATATAATCCTAATGGAGGAAAAATATTAGAACAAAATATAGATAAAATAAATTGGGATTATTTATTATGTAATTCTAATAATATAAAATTATTAAAACAAAATATAGATAAAATAAACTGGGATTATTTATCATGTAATGATAATGCAATAGAAATATTAGAACAAAATATAGATAAAATTAATTGGGATAATTTATCATGTAATCCTAATGGAATAAAATTATTAGAACAAAATATAGATAAAATTAATTGGGATAATTTATCATGTAATCCTAATGGAATAAAATTATTAGAACAAAATATAGATAAAATTAATTGGGATTTTTTATCAAGTAATGAAAATGCAATTAAAATATTAGAAAGAAATTTAGATAAAATTAATTGGGATTTTTTATCAAGTAATGAAAATGCAATAGAAATATTAGAACAAAATATAGATAAAATTAATTGGGATAATTTATCACAAAATATAAATGCACTAGAAATATTAAAAAATAATCAAGATAAAATTAATTGGATTAATTTTAGTAGTAATCCAGGAATATTTGAATTAGATTATAATAAAATGAAAGAAAATAATATTAAAATATATGAAGAATTAATAGAACAAGTTATGAAACCATCCAGAATTAATAAATATTTAATGGATTATACTTATGATTATTTAGAAGAAATGTTTGATTAATTATTAAAAATTGAAGATATTTATTTATAAATTTATAAATTTATAGTTATTTTAATAAAATGAGTTTAAATAAACCTATTTGGAAATTAAGAGATTGGATAGATAAAAACAAATTACATTGGGAATATTTATCAGGAATAGTAAAAATCGTAGATGTATTAAAAGATAATTTGGATAAAATAAATTGGGAAAGTTTATCATATAATTATAATGCAATTGAATTAATAGAAACAAATTTAGATAAAATTGATTGGACAATGTTATCACATAATATTAATGCAATTAAAATATTAAAAATAAACTTAGAAAAAATTAATTGGGATTATTTATCATTAAATGAAAATGCAATTAAAATATTAGAACAAAATATAGATAAAATTAATTGGAAAATTTTGTCATATAATCCTAATGGAACAAAAATATTAGAACAAAATATAGATAAAATAGATTGGTATTCATTATCATTTAATAAAAATGCAATTAAAATATTAGAACAAAATATAGATAAAATAAATTGGTATTCATTATCATTTAATAAAAATGCAATTAAAATATTAGAACAAAATATAGATAAAATTAATTGGGATAATTTATCATGTAATATAAATGCAATAAAAATATTAGAAAAAAATATAGATAAAATAAATTGGCATAGTTTATCATGTAATATTAAAGCAATTGAAATATTAAAAAATAATCAAGATAAAATTAATTGGTATAATTTATCAAAAAATATAAATGCAATAAAAATATTAGAACAAAATATAGATAAAATTAATTGGGATAATTTATCAAAAAATATAAATGCAATAAAAATATTAAAACAAAATATAGATAAAATTAATTGGGATAATTTATCAAAAAATATAAATGCAATAGATATATTAGAAAACAATATAGATAAAATAAATTGGAAAAATTTATCAGGTAATCCTAATGCAATAAAACTATTAGAAAAAAATAAAGATAAAATTGATTGGAATAATTTATCAGGTAATCCTAATGCAATAGAAATATTAGAAAAAAATATAGATAAAATAAATTGGGATATTATTAGTTGTAATCCTAATATATTTGAATTAGATTATAATAAAATGAAAGAAAATAATATTAAAATATATGAAGAATTAATAGAACAAGTTATGAAACCATCTAGGATTAATAAATATTTAATGGATTATAATTATGATTAT